TGTGGCCGAGAAGTCTTCCTTGCGATTGTGAGGACCATCTTCGGTATTGTACTCATACTTATCGCTCATCTCGTTCGCGATAATGTCCTTCGCCATGCGAAGTTCATGATCCATTGAGATGTAGTTGCGAACACCGACAGCTGAGATGACGCGCGTGTGACGCTCGATGAGCGCCAGGGTGGTTCCAACAGGCGCATTCGCGCCGCCAGCATCGCCAACCTTCATATCGGACAGGGAGCCAATGCGGCGACCTTCTTCAACCAACGTGCCAAGCAGGGTCGCGAGAACCATGCTCGGCTCTTTTGTCGGCACCCACTCAATCGACTTGCTGAGCATTCCCGGTGGAAGATCAATGTCTCGAAGCTCACCCGGGCGGAGCGGACCATCGTCGCCTTTTATGCGGAGATTACGGGACTTAAACCCCGAAGGTACGTTATTCATCGTGCCGGCATCAACCAGCTGACGAAGAATAGACGTGGCAGCGTCAGAGACGCCGCCCATGATGTGGATCAAGCCAGTGCCGTAAGGACCGAAGCCGGGAGCGAACTTGTACTGAGAGAAGTACGTGCGCTTCTTGATGAACGGCTTGTCCTCATCAAAGTTGCGATAGATCGCCAGGATGTTCTCTGACTCGCGATCAATGGTCACGATATACGGGAGCTTGATCCCAGTCTTCTTTCCATCCTTCTCGTGCTCGTAGCCTGGGAGGTCCAGGTCAACATACATCTCGAGAAGCTCGTTTGTCTCATCGAGCTCGAACGGCTTCGATTCACCCTTCAGGTCATCGATCTTTTCCTGCGTTTCTGACGCAGACGACAGCACATCGCTGATCTCGATGTCACGATAGAAGCCGATATTGATCAACTTCCTGATGTCGTTCTTGTTGGTGTCAGACATGATGTGCGTGTAGCGCGTCGATGTCTGAAGGTTCGAGCTACCGTATGACATGACCAGCTTGTCGGCTGGCACCATCTTCTTAACCATCCGCTCGAGGATGCGGTCGTAGTAGCACTTACGGAAACAGGAGCCGGCAAGGGCTTGGCGCCAGAGAGTGAGCTCAAGCTCGTCCCGATTCTCGGGCATCTTCACTGTCAGCTGATAGTTGAGCTCTTCCTTAACGCGCTGACCGCGCTTCATGTCTTCCGGCGTCACATTGCCTACGGCTCGGTATTGTGCCGGACCTTGCGGCGGAAAGAGTTCGATGGCAGCCTCAGAGACGTATCGAATCAGAGCTTCAGCTAGAACTGGGTGGAAGACGCCACAGGCGTCCTTCCATGGGAGACTGCGCTCTTCAACCTTTAGACCAACGTAATCAAGGCCTTTCTGGTAGGTGTCAAACCAATCAGAGCGGGCGTCAAGGTCAACCTCAAAATCTCGGATTAACTGATTTGAGATAGACCTAAGGTCTTGATCATCAATGGCTTCCGCGAGGTTGTCGTTCCATCCAGGCTCGCCAATGTCGGCAATGCCGCCCTCTGGAACCGGCACAAGTTCGCCGTCAACCAGCATAAATTCCTGCTCGCCGTCGCCCTCTTCGCCGTCAAGCTCGACCTCGATCTCCAGATCATCTTCTGGGTCGAGACTAGCGTCTCCGGCGCCGCGGTCGGTGCGTTGGAATTGCGACATCAGTAAATCCGTCCTGACGGCCGAACAGGGCCTAGTTCATCGTCTTCAAACAGCTGATAGGTGTCTTGGCTTGACCCAATGAAGGACCGATCCCTGAGGTGTTGAACAGCTTGGGTTGTAGTATCCGCCAAGTCGTCGTTCTCCCCCCGAGGTAGATCGGCGCATTCATCAATAGTCACTTCATTTAAGGCGCAATTTGTATTGTACCAGACCACGCCTGACCTAAAGATGTCGGCCACATTTACTGCCCGGGCCACCTTATCGTTCGAAATGCCAGCTTTTCTAGCCGGCACAAAGGCCTCGACCGGGAAGCCGGCATAGATCAATTCATCGATAAGCGATATGCCGCTACCGCGGCCTTCGACCAAGATCAGATCAACGAAGTCGCCTGACCCGTAATCGTTTTTCACCTGAGTCTTCAGGGCCGGGAACTCGAGACGATCACGATAGGAGTCGATCAGCATGATGTTCGCTTTGTTGCGGCCATCTGCATCCGGATGATAGAACACACCCCAGCGCGTGCGCGCTGAGAAGTTGTTGGCCGTCTTGGCTGTAAAGGCCGTGTCCCAGCTGTCGATCACATAACTGAATGCCGGGAGCGTGGGGCGCTCCCATGGCTTCCAATCGCTGCGCTTAATGATGGCCCCACCTTCAGTGACGGGCTCCTGCATGTACTGAGCGGCCCAGCGAGAGGGTGGAATTTCCGCCTTGACCTTCATGAGCTCTTCAATAGACCAGTATTCTGGCCATAGCGGATTTCCTGTATCCTCGAAGATGACCGGGAACTTAAATTCCTTCCAGTCATCGATAGTGCCATTATCCATAGCCTTTGCTAGGACCTGTCCAGACAAGTCCCGCTTCGACCAGCGAGTGTTGTGAACAACGACGCCTTCAGCAACAAAGCTCTCAGCGCCCTCAACCGTAATGTCATAGACTGGCGCTCGCCCGTCTAGCACAACTTCCTCGACATCCTCAAAACGGAAATGTCTCGCTAATTCATGCTGACCTTGATTTGTGTATCGTGTCTTAAGTTCGACACGATTAGACTTATCCGTGAATGAGCATTCGTAAGAATACGCATAAATCGGGGAGGAGGAGTTCGGAGCTTGAACCGTGCCTTCACGAGCCAGAATTTTAGTGGTCTTTATCCCGCACGTCCGAGCAAGCAACCTAAGATCATCAAGTAGCCCTCTATTCGCTAACTTAACTTTCCAAGTTCGCACCCTGCCGCCTTTGCGCGCGCGACCCTCGCGAAGCCAGCCATCTGCTTCGCAGAATCCCTCAATGAATTTGCGCTTATCGCATGGTCGTAATTTAAATACCCAACCAGGAAGTCTTTTTGTTTTTGCTCCAGAGCAAAAACCTAATTCTCGTAGCCATGCCGCAGATGCCTTATTATCCGCACGCCAGTACCCATACTTCGTTTCGGTCGGCGTTACGCCGAAGGCTTTCTCGCATGATTCTAAAACGCGAGCATTGAGTTCCGGATAAACTGATTTTGCTATACAAAAACCAACATCACCCCTGGCTGCGCTAGATGCGAGCCAGCCATCTCCAAACATAAACCCAATCAACCAATAGTCCGAGGCCGACATTTGGCGCTCGCCATCAAAGGCCATCGGGCGATAGCCCTTTCCGGAAGCCATACTTTTCAGCGTGACAACCGTGTCCCCCACTTGGAGGTCGCCAACGCGAACCCACCCCAAACTCCATTCTCTAGCTGCGATACAATCCGCAGCGTCAAGCTTGGCAGATTTTAAACCACCCTTGACAACGAGAAGGGGGTGATCCTTGTTTGCACGAAGTTCCGTTGAACGGAGCTTTATCTTGTAGACATCATCAATATTCGATAGCTTCGTATCAAGAACCTTTTTCTGAACAGGAAGATCGTTCTCGTATCCAATGACCGAATCTCCTATGCAAATATCTTGAATCGGAACCCACTCCCCATTACCGAGCAACACTCGTTCGCCTTCCGCGATGCAGGCCGTGATGACAATAGCCCCGCCCGGCTGAAGGCGCTGACGCGCCAAGCCGTACCATTCGAAGCTGTCATCGAAAATCTTCGGATTATACATGCCAGCGAGGGCATCTGCTTCGGAGTGCGGGTCATCGATATTCAGGACGTTCGCACCGCGGCCGGCGAGAGCGCCGCCGACACCTGTAGCGTAATAGTCACCACCCTTATTGGTGTTCCAGCGACCAGCGGAACGGCTGTCGGACTTGATTGTGACGCCACCGAAGAGGTCCTTATAGGACTGGCCTTCCATGGTGTCGCGGACGCGACGCCCAAAGCCCTCAGCCAGCTGGGCTGTGTTCGAGACCTGGATGATCTTGTGGTTAGGATGGTGTCCAAAATAGAAGCTTGGGTTCAACCATGACGCAAATTCGCTCTT